GCCGCGTGCGGCTGTCCCCTGAAGGGTCCAGGTCCAAAACGGACCGAAAATCCTAAGAGCTAGGCCTCACGGCCAGCGCTCACTGCACCTCCCGCTCAATGCAGGGGGTCCACTTCAGGCGATACGAGACCTTGGAATGTCGGGTTGACACACCTTCGGTTCTCGCACCGTACAAAGCGGATGCAAGTACAACAGAGGAACTCCAATTCTCCCAACCTAGGAGAGTGGCAACAGGGGAAAAGGTTCGGATGTATCCGCGCCCGTCCCTGGTGCACTTGAAGTTCCAGTGCTTGTCATCGTGGATGACGAGGTCCCCATATGAGGAGGGACCGCGACACTTGCGGATTTCCTGTGGAAGGAAATCAAGAGTCGCAAACCAAGAGCGCAAGAGAAACCGCCGGGGACCTTGAAAGTCACCGGCAGCTCGACGAACGCCGTTAGCCAATGCGATAATCTTCTGTGGTTCATCAGGATCATCCTTTTGAAAGTGCGGCCTCACAGCCACACCGTCGAAGAAATCCCCACCACAACTCTCGCGAAAACTTCCTTGGTAGAAAGTCTTCTTAGGGTTGGCCGTAAGGCCGCACCATTTGAGGCAAGCGATGACAGTGGGGGCTAGGGTCGAGGGGACAATGATGTCGTCCCCGTAGACCCAAATACCCCTACCGTAGTTGGCATCTTCATGGAAATCCAGCAGGGCACAGGCGCGCGCAAGAGCAGCGAAGACCAAAGTCTCCAGCTCGAACGTGAACCCGCAACCCATACTTGAAAACTTCGCGAGATGATACCACTTACCATCCACCAAGGTGAATGGGCTACGTAATGTCTCAAGCAAACTGAACCAGTTACCTGGAAGCAGTGCCTTGACGAGTCCGTAGCTAACGGTGTCACTTGCATTGGAAAGATCAATGGTCGCGAACTCACCGGATGATGAACCGGCGCGCGCCACTGACTGGTGAACTGCTTGTGCAGATCCTCCATCGCTCGCGCGGCGGAGGTCAAGGCCAGCACGCTGTAACCTTGTTTTCATATGCCTCCCAACAGCAAGCTGGTAAGAGACATTGAAAGACGGCTCAATGCAGATCCCTCTCCTCTTCAGAGCGTCCTTAGGGACCGTTGTGAAACGATTCCCGCGGACAACCCTTGGAGAAGATTTCCAAGGTTTGCCGTAACTAGCACGGGCCCACGCCGTCCTGTCCCACAAGGGGCGAAGACATAGTGAGCCTTTAGTCACGGTAGGATAAGAAGACATTTTGTCGGGAATTGAGACCAATGCTCCCCGGTCTTCGAAGGTCCCACCAGGGCCGAATCTAACATCCAGATCAAGGGGTAATGCCCCGAGAACCTCACGTATCACTTTACGAGCCTGTGCCAAGACGGCATAGACACGCTGGGTTGCCAGGTCTTCAGGGAAATCCTGGGCCAGGAAACGGGAGAGTCGGACGTTGGAACGGCAACACTGTGCCTCGCAGTCAAGAAAGACCTGCTTGGCATCGGCGTCCAGATCCAATCCGGGAATGTCAAGTTCGATCTTCCTTAAGAAGTCGGTAACTTGGCAGTCTGCGAAATAGGATTCAGGGGTCGCGTAGTGGTGAGGATCAGTCTTCAAGGAGAAGAGCTGCCTATACTCACGTGCCTTTACCAGTAGTTTCACGGTTAAAGCACGCGGTGACCTAACGTCATCGCACATACGAAGAACGCACTCTTCCAGTAGCTGGGAAAGAGCTTCCATGAGGTCTACTCCAAGGCCCTCAAAAGGGCCGACAGGTTGATCTTCAGGTCGGCGAGAAGCCGGCCTTCATGCTGTCCCTGATCAACGTGCTCGAAAGCAAGTTGGTTAGGTACGCGACCGCGTTTGCCACGTCCGTGTCCGGGATGGACATGGGGAGCGTGACCGTGAAGTTCATCGGGATGTTCGCCAACACCGAAGTGGTGGACGTATCCGTGTTCGTCACGTAATACGGGAACGTGAAGTAGGCGTCGAAGCGACGGGCAGTGCGGTTCCCATTTGACTGGGACCAGCACTGGAACTTGGGCTTATTGGCATTCAGACCCCCGCCAAGGGCGTCCGCGTACCAGGTTGCCTTCGTGCCGTCGCCCCCGGAAGGGGCTTTGAGGTTGAAGACCACATCGGTCGTTCCGTCACTCGCTTTCACGGTGATGTTTGCTGCTGCAGGCATTATACCTACCTTTTTCGGTTGCTGAGTTGCTGAATCAAGACGGCACAAGTCGTAGCCGTTTTGCCGAGAGCACCAGTCACGCCGGGGAGTTTCACCCGACCGAGCAACGTTGGCATCGGAGGAGAGCCAAAAGCCCTCCTTGCTATCCGATATCCAAAATCGCTGTACTCCTGATGGAGTCCACTGGGTTTGTGAACAGAGGTCTTAGAAGACCAACCGTTCGCTTTGACGGAGAATGATCCATCTGTCAAGGAGTAACCCCAGAAAGTCGTATAACTCTCGAGGTATTGCTTGAGCGGTATGAACCAATTAATGAGATACGATAATGGAATCGCGTCCCACGCCACCGCCACTGGGTTCACAAGACCCAGTTGATTGGCCAACGCGAGATTCGGATTTGAAACGTCCAAACGCCCAGAGACTCGAACGCCGTAGCGCACAAGCTGGGAGTCTGTTTCGATCCAGTCCGCAGTCTCAACTCTGCGTCCACTGAGTGCAAATTCCCCCCACCCAGTACCGTGGACCCTGTCGGGTTTTCCGATACTGAGAGGTGGTTTTTGCAGGACATCCGCGGCATTGTAGATATCCTGAACAATGGGTGCCCACCCGAAGCTAACCTCGAGAAGGGCATCTGACCAGGGAAGCGACTGATAACGGCGCGTTCCCATATGCCGCTTAAGACGGGCTTGCTGTTTGAAAGTCCGATTGTTGTCAACCAGAGCCTCATAAGCATCGCCGAAGCGACCCCGCTTAAGTGCCTTGACGAACCTCGTCATGGCCAGAAGGCGATTTGCTATCATCGCCACCGACTCCCCTGCTTCGACCAACATCATGCCTAAACTCGCTTGGACATTGCCCTTGGCCTTAGACGCGAACCGATCGAAAGCAACGGCGTAAGCCTTTGCTCCGAGGTTCTTGTCATCGGTCTCGAGCGACAACCAAGTGGGTCGGCCTGTAGGGTCGTAGGGGATAGGTGCTGCTCCGTTTGTAGAGAGCTTGCCGTAGACATCGAGATTCTCTAGGAACAACTGAAGGTTATAAGGCTTTTTCTGCCTATACCAAGTAATTCCATGAGAACGCCCGGGCCCACTATAGCTCTTGAAGAACGGACCAGTTACTGGATCAGCCATAATTTCTCCTTAGGCGAAGGAGAGGCTGAACCCACCGCTTGTGAGGCGGAGTTTCTTGACTAACTAAAGGTCAAGTCGAGAGCGGAAGTTCCATCCGCAACCAAAAGAGCCCCCCGCAGTGTGGGACTCTCTCTCTTGGAACTACAGTCGACGGGTCGTCGCTGTATCTCTAGTCCTAAAGCAGGACAAACAGACAGGTCCCCCGAATGGGGG